TTCGCTAAGAGAGGGGGGTGGGGACCGGAGCGCGGCCGTGCGTCGAACGCGCCCCGGCCCCCAGGGGGTGAGGTCACCCCAGGTCAGGGGGTGATGTTGTATGCGATGGCGGTGTCGTCGTTCGTGGCGGCCGAGCCGATGTGCTGCAGGTCCTCCCGCATGAACGCAAAGGCGACCCGCTGGAACGTCTCGGCGTACAGCACGTCGGACGTCTCGATGTCGAGCGCCATGCGCTGGCCGAGCGCCCACTCACCACGATTGACGCACAGGTTGTACGTCTTGGTCGTCGTGATGCCATCATTGACCCCTGTTGCGTTCAGGTCCTCACGGACGTGCTGCGACACGACGACGGGGACGCCGCCGACCGAGCCGATCATGCCGTTGAGGATGGTGGCCTGCGGCCCCATCTTGTCGACGGTGAGCAGGTTCGAGTCGCCGAGCAGGGTGTGCATTGCCGACACGCCCACGATGTAGGCCAGCGAGGTCGGGTCCACGCCCCACAGGCCCATCGCCTTGCGCAGCAGGAGCAGGTTCGCGACCGAGGTCGTGGTCTGCCCGGTCGCCGGAAGGGTCTGGGCGATCGCCTTCTTCCGGAGCCCGTCCCACGCCCAGCGGGCATCGGTGGCGCCGAGGGCGTGGACGTCGGTGTCCATGTGGGTGCCGTCGGTGTCGCCGTCGAGGATCGCCTTCTCCTCGGCGTCGACGAACGCCTGCACAAGCTTCGCCTGCTGGAACGCGGCCATCGCGACCGCGGACTCGACGTCGAGCGTGCGGGACCACAGGGTCCGGGCGCCGAAGATCTCGGCGTCGAACGTCGCGGCGACCGTGGTGGCCGACGAGGCGGTGACCTTGGTGGCGGTGTCCGACGTCGGCTCGGCGACGCGGTAGGCGGTGAGGTCGCCGCCCTCGATCGGCCACTTCCACGGCGAGGTCGGGAGGTTGATCCGGGCGAACAGCGGGGCGACCTTGCCGGCGGCACGGACCTTCTCGTGCAGCGAGGCGCCGATGCCGGTCGGCACCCACTCGGTACCCGCCGATGCCGTGTCGACGTCGAGGGCGTTGAGGATGTGCTTCCACTGGTCGGCGTAGGCCGGGAGCTTGCGGGCGACCTGGAAGCCCTTGGCCGTGGTGTTCGCGTCGCGGTCGACCATCATGCCGACGATCGCCATCTCGGCGACGGTCGCCTGGAAGTCGCGGATCACGCCGTGGTCGACGGGCCGGTAGGCGGCGATGCGGGGGGCGACCTTGCCGGGGCCGTTGTCGTGCTTGGCGCGCACGATGACCTGCTCGACGTCGTGGAACGCGTTGCCACCCGAGGCGGCCACCTTGTCGGCGGTCGCCCAGAACAGGGCGTCGAGGTCGCGGCCACCGTCGACGTTCGCGCCGACCGAGTAGCCGCCGCGCACGTTGATGTTCGGGACCGGGATCGACGCCTTGCGCGACTCCTGGCCGGCGAACCGGGCGGCGTCGGCCTCGGCGGTGACCGCGGCGAGGATCTGGGCGTCGAGCCCGCCGTCGCCCTCGATGAGCGCCACGATGGCGTCATGGTCGGCGCGCTCCTGGGGGGTGAGGTCGCGCTTGGCGTCCTTCGCCGCGTTGAGGATCACGTCGATGTCGTTGAGGTACTGCGCGCGGGTGTTGCGCAGTGCGTCGACGGTGGTCGGGGCGTTGCTGTGGTCGCCGCCCGAGATGACCGGGAGCGTGGCACCGTCGGGGAACACCCAGCGGTCCCCCACGCGGCGCGGGTTGGTGGTGTGCATATCATCCTCTCTTGAGGTTGGGGGGTTGGGGTTCACCGACGACGCCGATTGGCGTGCGCGGCGATCTCGGCGAACGACGGCCCGCCCGCCACGGGGGCGGCGGGGGCGGTGTTCGAGACGGGGTCCGGGTCGGAGCTCGAGCCGACCGAATCGGCGAGCCCCGCGGCGACGGCCTCCTCGGCCGTGTACCACGATTCGACCTTCATCGCCGCGCGCATCTCGGCGGCGGTCTTGCCCGACTTCGCCGCGTAGATGTCGGCGAGGTTGTCGGAGAGCTGGTCGAGGACGGCGCCGAACGAGAGCATGTCGTCGGCGTTGCCGGCGCACACTCCCCAGGCGTCGTGGATCATGAGGGTGCTGTTCGGTGCCATCACGCACTCGTCGGCCGAGCATGCGATGAACGACGCAGCCGACGCGGCGATCCCCTGGACCACGGCGCGTGTCCGTGCCGGGTGCGAGCGCAGCACGTTCACCATCGCCAACCCGTCGAACGCGTCGCCGCCGGGCGAGTTGATGAGCAGTTCGATCGTCGCGATGTGCGACGGCAGCTCGTCGAGGGTCTGGGCGAGCTCCTTGGCGGACATGCCCCACCACTCGCCGTAGGAGTCGATCGGGTCGAACAGGCGGAGGGTGGCGGTCGTGCCGTCGATCCGGGTTGGGGGTGCGGCGTTGACGGGGCGGGTGGCCCGCTGCGCCAGCGACGCCCGGATCTCGGCTGCCGTGGGCTTGCGATGCTTCATGCGTCGGCTCCTGTCGGGGCGTCGGTGGTCGTCGAGTTGAGGGGGCGCAACACGACGTCGCCGCCCTCGATCGGGGGCAGGCGCTCTTCGCGGCGGGACTCGTTCACCGTCTTCCACGGGCCGCCGACCGCCTTCGACTGCGCCTCGTAACGCGAGGCGGTGTCGCCACGCAGGCGGCCCTCGAGATTGAATTCGTGGAACGTGCCTGCCGGCGTCAGGTCGCGGTCGTGGTTGATGTGCGCCTCGATCCGCTCGCACCACGGCTGGTAGCAGTCCTGCACCGTCTCGATCGACTGGTGCTCGATGTTCGAGAACGTCGCCCGGGACAGCTCGTAGAGCTTGTGCGGGGGGAGGCGGAGCAGGCGGGCGATCTCCAACACGCCGTACTGGCGGGACTCGATGAGCTGCGCGTCGTCGGCGTTGAGCGTCACCCGCTCGTAGGTCGCGCCCTTCGACAGCACGCCGGTGCGGTGAGCCGCGGCCAACCCGGCATGGAAGTGCGCCCACTCGCCCTCGAGCGCGAGCCGCTCGTTCGGGGTGAGCAGTTGCGGAACGGAGATGATCCCGCCCATGTGGGTGCCCTGCCCGAAGAACCTGGCCGCATAGTCGTCGGTCGCGGCGACCGAGCCGAGCACGTCGGCGGCGTAGTGGATCGGGTTCAAGCCGAACCGGCCGTCGTAGGTGAGCCCCGGAATGTGGAGGATGTCGGCGGTCGTCCACTCGCGCTCGTCGCGATCGACGAGAAACCGCTTCGTCCCGTCGGGGGCGATGCCGGGCGTGATCCGGTCGGGGTGGATCTCGCGCAGCCCGACCACCTGCCCGGCGGCGTTGCGGACCTTGAACGCGTACGCGTTGCCGCGGTGCAGCAACGACATCATCCAGAACTCGATCAGCCCGTACCACGGCTGCTCGACGTCGGGGGAGTCATGCCACGACGGCGGGCGGAGCCGTTCCCGGTCGCCGGCCAGCCCACCCCGGTAGCGGTGGAAGGGCAGCCCGGCCGTCACGGTCGAGATGTGCAGCACGCCCGAGTACCACGCCGAGATCCCGAGCGCGCGCCGCGGACCGACGGACGTGCCCGCCTTCGTCGCGACCGACGAACCGTTCGACGCGCCGAGCAGGCGGCTGAACTCCTCGGCGGTCACCGGATCGGCCGCCGCCTGCGGTCGCTCCTGCTTGCGCCGGGGGGCCGCCGCGACGGTCGCCATCCGGTCGAGCAACGGGGCCATCAGCCGCCACCGCTCTCGGCGTCACCGGGAGCGTTCCGGGCGGCACGGGTCTGCGCCTCGGCGATCCCGAGCTTGACCGCGGCGACAGCGAACTTGACAACGACCCACGCGATCCCGAGCACCCACCCGAGGACGTAGCACGGCAGAGCGAGCACCGTGAGCAGCACCCGCAGCGGACGCACCGACAACGCCTCGATGGCGACCCGATCGACGAAACTGGACACGGGGCCTCCTAGAGAACGATGGCGAACGCGGCGGCGTGGTCAGCCGGGTCCGGCGACCGCCGGGCGGCACCAGCGGCGAGCACGGCCGACAACAGCGCCGTCACGTCGATCGTCGACGCCTTCGCCGAGAACACCCACGACTCACCGACCGGACGAATGTCCGCCCCGACGACAGCGGCATCGAGCTCGGGTTGGCCGAGATGCACGAGGCGACCCTCGATGACGTCCAACTGGAACGCGACGCACGCCTGCACGACATCGGGCGTCGAGCACTCCTCGATCGGCACGCCGGCGGCGATGAGCCGTTCGATCACCCCGGCCGTCGGCGAGCGGGGATCGACGAGCAGCGGCCCGTACTCGGCGGTTCCGGCGAGAGCGGCTGCGACCACCCACTCCGTACCGAGCGAGTGACGCACCACCTCGCAATGCAGACGCCCGTCGGCACGTTCACCCGACAGCGAGATCGCCGACCACGCCCCATTCGGGCCGACAGCGAGCGCGATCCGGCCACCCTCGACCGTCGAACCGGGATCCCTGCACGCGTCCCACGCTGCCGACGGCAACACGCGCGACTCGCCATCCGACGCGAACACGACGCCGAGCCGTTCGACACACCACGCCTCGAGCGTCATCCCGGAGCGTTCGGTCGTCCTGCACCACTCCGGGTCGATCCTGATCCCGGCACCAGGGTTGGCGCTGTAGATCGCGTCGGGGTCGTCGGCGAGCGCACGCAGCGCCGCTGACCGGTCGCCGGACGGCAACTCGCACCCCCACTCGGCGTAGAACGCGTCAGGGGACTCGCCGCGCTGGATCGCGAGACGCAACCGGTGCAGGATCTCCGACTCACCGATCGGCGCCGACGACGCGTAGATCAGCAGCGGCGCGTCCGCCCGCAAGGTCTGTGCCGACAAGGCCGGGAGCATCGCCGACACCTGGGCGTCGGTGAGGAACAGCGCCTCGTCGAACACGACCATCTGCGGCGACCCACCACGGCCACCCTTCTTCGACCGGGTGCGGAACCTGATCTCGCCGGCAACCCCGTCGGTGCGAACGATCGCCTCGTACCCCTTCGCCAACACCGGCTTGCACCGGCGTTCGAGGTCAGGGTCGGACCCGATCGCCGCCAACAGGCGCGCCATGTGATCGACCGACGTCTCGCCGAGATGCGCCGAATGCAGCACCAGCGGCAACCCGAGCACGAACAAGGCGTACAGCTCGACGACCTCGAGCACTGCCCCCTTGCCGTTCTGGCGGGGGACGACGAGCAGCGAAATCGCGGCACACAAGCGGGCTTCGGCGTCCTCGGACAAGATGCCCCGGATTGCCCACCGCTGCCAGTCGTCGAGCACATAGAACCCGTGCCCGGCGTCGTCGTCCCAGCCGATCGCCTCCGCGAACTCGATTGCGTCATCACCGGCGCTGGCGACCGCCCTTCGCGGCTGCTGCGACAGGCGCGGACGCTGCGCCCCGACGCGACTCTCGACGCTCACGGAGCTCATCGACCTTCGACACCCCCGTTACGGCCGGCAGGGCCGCGAGATCCTTGAGTACCTGGCGAAGCTGGCCCGACACCTGGGCCGCCACCGCAGCGTCCGCGACGTCGAGCTGGGCGGCGAGGTTGTCGCGCATCGCCTCCAACGTCGCCCGGTAGTCGCCGGACGACGCAGCCTCAGAAACGCTGCGTGCCACCGGACGACCTCCTCAGTTGCGTCGTGATCGCCTGCGCGTCCCGCAGGTTGCAGGGCGAGCACTCGGCGAGCAACGGCGACCACGGATCGCCCGTGACGGTGTGCCCGGCGTGCCACTCGACCTTGCGCCCTGGTTCGGCGGCGACGACCTCGGCCAGCGTGCGCCCGCACCGCCAACAGCGAGTCGTCGTGTCGGCGTAGGCGGCCTCACGGACCGGCCTCGCCCGCATCTTGAACGACCAGTCGTGCGCGCGGCTCACAGTTCGAGGACCTCCCGAGGTGGGGACTCCGGGCGTTTCCGGGGAGGGAAACTCCG